GGACCAATGGTGGACAGTTCTTAGGCGCTACAGGTCCTACAGGTGCAACGGGAGCAGCCTCAACTGTGGCTGGACCAACAGTTGTTCAAAACTTTCAGGTAGGTAACAACGGGTCATCTGCCTACGTTATAGACGGCAGCGAAAACCCCACATTGACTTTAGTTCGCGGTAAAACTTACTTCTTTACTGTAAACGCTTCTGGACACCCATTTTGGATTCAGACCACTGGGTCGGGGTACTCTTCAGCAAANGTGTACAACACTGGCGTTACAAACAACGGTGAAGACATGGNCGGGNTTCAGTTTACNATAGATGCTGGGGCCCCTAGTACTCTGTACTACCAGTGCCAAAACCATTTAGCTATGGTTGGCACTATCAACATTATTGGTGAAGGTGGCACAACAGAAGGTGGCACAACAGCAGGTGACACAACTCCTTAACCTAGCTACCTATTTGTAGTAGGCTCAAGGTATGAGCAATCTACCCAACTGGTTTGCGAACGACGGGCAACCAAACTTTGTGGATTACGTCTACCCTGAGTTTAAAGGTCGCTCAGCGAGATTCCTTCAGATAGGTTCTTACACGGGAGACGCCAGTATTTGGCTCTACGAGAATCTCCTAAAAGGTACAGACTCTGTTCTTGTTGACGTTGACACCTGGGAAGGCTCAGACGAAAAAGTACATCACCAAATGAACTGGGTAACAGTTGAGACTGTCTATGACGCAAAGACCCTAGCTGGGCGCAATCAAAGAAAAATTTTAAAGTACAAAGGTACGAGCGACTCTTTCTTTAAAAACAATCGCGAACTGTATGACTTTATCTATGTTGACGGTGACCACACAGCCTACGGAGTTATGAAAGACGCTACCGCTGCGTACGAATGCCTGAAGGTGGGCGGTATCCTCGCCTTTGACGACTACAGCTGGTCTGGGGCCGATGATTTGGCTGACCGCCCTCAAATGGCGATTGACGCTTTCATGCAGATTTATAGAAAAAGAGTTACGCTAATTCACAGAGGATATCAACTCTGGGTAAAGAAGCTAGGATAGGTACTAGTTAGTATTGGAGATAAAGAAATGACAGAAAAAGAAGAGACTAAACAGACAACATGCTATAGCTATGAAGTAACTATGGTTATTCAAGTTTTTGCTGAAGATGAAGAATCTGCAAAAATAAAACTTGACTCAGACGGAGGACACGTGAGCCGACGCTCTACTGTTCTTAAAGATGCGGTAACTTTATACAGTGGAAAAGAGATTTAAATGAAATCAGCAATTTATACAATCGCCCTTAACGAACGTGACTTCGTGGACAAGTGGTACGAATCAGCGAAAGACGCTGACTACCTTCTAATTGCAGACACTGGCTCTACTGATGGCACGGTACAACGCGCCCGTGAGCTTGGCATCAACGTTATTGAGATTAAAGTCACGCCTTGGAGATTTGATGATGCACGCAACGCTGCGTTAGCCGCACTTCCAGAAGATATTGACATGTGTGTTTCTCTAGACATGGACGAAGTAATTACTCCTGGCTGGGACAAAATTCTTTCAGATGCTTGGGAGCGCGGTGTAACTCGACCTCGTTATAAGCACATTTGGTCTTGGAACGAAGACGGAACTCCAGGTCTTGAGTTTAGCTATGACCACATCCACGGTCGTAAGGGATTCCGCTGGCGTCACCCTGTCCACGAGTGCCTGTACTCTTACGGAATTGAAGAGAAGCAGGAATGGCTAGGCGGGATTGAGACGCACCACCACCCAGACCCAACTAAGAGTCGCGCTCAGTACTTGCCGCTTCTCTCAATGTCTGTAACAGAAGACCCGCACAATGACCGCAACGCTTTTTACTATGGCCGTGAGCTTTACTTCTACGGCCGCTACCTAGAAGCCGCGGAAGAGCTAAAACGTCACCTAGCGTTACCTACAGCAGGTTGGGCACCAGAGCGAGCCGCTTCAATGCGGTTTATCGGTAAATCCATACCTGCAGAAGCCGAGATTTGGTTCCGCAAGGCCATAGAGCAGGCTCCAGGACGCCGTGAGCCGTACGTAGACCTCGCAAGGTTGTATTACGAGCGTCAGGACTGGGAGAAGTGTCTAGAGGTCTCAGAGTCGGCTCTAGCCATCAAAGAGAAGCCTCTAGAGTATCTCTGCGAGGCTGAGGCTTGGGGTTTTGCTCCGTATGACTACGCAGCTATCTCATCGTATTGGCTAGGCCAGTTTAGTGATGCTGTGCAGTACGCTAATAGTGCTGTAGAGATTGAACCTTCTGATGCAAGGCTTCAGAAAAACTTACTAGTGTGTCAGGCAGCCTTAGCTACGAACTAGAAAGCATAGCTTTTGCTTTTTTAGCAGCTTTCTTGTCTTTTTCTCTTTGACGCTTTAGGGCTTTTTCTGCTTTTTCTTGTTGGTAAGCCAGAACTGCGTTAACGCTGGTTCTGCTCTTCCACGAAAATTCACATACGGTGCAGATTACTAATCTGGCAGTCGTCCATCGTCCGCCACCTGGAAGTTCTACTGACTCCGTGATAAGCTTTGAGGGCCTAGCTGAGCAGTATGGGCAGTTAGGGTAACGCCTCCTGCGAGCTTCTTCCCCTTTATAAGAAACTGAGAGCGCCCTACGCATTTCTACTTCGTCCTTGCCGCCCCAAATGCCCCAGATTTGTCTGTGCTCAAGTGCCCACTGCAAGCACTGTTTTCTTACAGGGCAGCTAAAACATAAATTTTTTGCATCGTATTTTTCTTTTGGCTCTTTAGAAAAAAACCAATCAATCGAGCCGATGTTCTCGGGTTGAGCGCAAAGAGCCTGAGCCTGCCACTTAAGATTATCCGCTGGAGTCCACACGGCTACTATACTACCTTAGAATTCCTAAGAAACCTTACACTAAATACTAAAAAACTAAAACTCTATCCAAGTAAATTCTTCAGGTTTTTCTATAGAATCTCCGTATTGTGTCTCACCATCTTCGTCACAACACGTGTATTCATTTTCTTCTGGGAGAATTCCAGCCCAGCCAGCATGAATATCGCGGTCTTCTAGAAATCTAAACCCATCACCCAAGGAGTCAACAACTCCGTCACGTTGGAGCACAGAAGCCAAAGCTCTACGAACAATCTCGTTGTCCATGTCTATGTGCCCAATTGTGCAAAATATTAGCTCCGAGTCATTCTCAGAAAAGTAGTCACTTCCGCTCCACTGGAACCAGAGGTGCTCACCGCGCCTGATATCTTTCACAGATAGTCTTCTTCTCTGCCAGGTTCTTCGATTAGTTCAAAACTTTTTTTAACACTGTTTCTAAAAACTTTTTTATCTTCAGTATCCAGTGAGTAGATTCCAGAGACAGTAATTTCTCCACATAGGTGGCAAGTCTCTACGGAACCAGTGTTGTGCTTGACTGGGACGTCAACGCCCTTGAGGCGCATAAGAATGTTCCCAGACTCATCAACGCTCTCGGGCTCCCAGTGGGCATGAGTTTTTAGCCAACACTTTTCACAGGTTGGGAGAGGTATCTCTGCGCGGTTTGAACTCATACATACATTCTACCGCTTTACGCTGAAGGGTAATGACTTCCTAGTCATTTTTATGGGGTTCCCAGCGCGAAGTCTTTTTCGGTCTCTGGGAGATAAACCACCCCATACTCCGTGCTCTTCGTTTTCCATGCCCCACTCAGCGCACTCCAACTTGTGTACGCAAGTTCCGCAGACTTTCTTCGCGTATACATAGGGGTCTTCCCATCTAGCGCCTTTAAACATGTCTTCTGGGTCAGGAGCATAGAACAGGGCTGTCCCTACCTCCGCGCAGGCTGGGTCTTCGTAGTCCCAAGGTTCTCTAAGAGTTGACATATATCTTTCTGTTTTTATAGTTGGATTGCTAGTTGTCTGATTGTTCGTGAAGCACTTTTCCTACTTCGTAGCCGCACCCTGCGTACCCTGCAATGTCAATCCAAGTATCAGGCTGGAAGCCAGAATTAGCAGCATAGCGAGCTACTTTCACACCAACCATAGCCATAGCCACATCTTCGGTTGTAAATTCTCTTTTGAAAATAACCGACCATACTTTGGCAATATTTGAGAAGTTTTCTTCTGGGCCACCATACTGCTTATCGCGGTCTCCTGAAATAATTTTAGCTGCTTCACGAAGTGCTTCCACTCTCGGTGAGACATCCACCGAGTCTTTGTTAGTCTCTTCCATGTTTTATCCTTGCCGTCACTTCTGCTGTGTAGTTGCTGTCGTTTGACATATCCTGATTTTCGCTTACAACCATTTCATAGTTTACGCTGTAGCTAGTCA